CCTTTTGCATCTTTTGTTGGAGAGGGATATCCCTGTCTTCTTGCAGGCTCACTCTCTCCTGTGTATATGTAATGCAGGTATTTGGCCGCCCAATCCTTGACTCTAACAGTCATAGCTAATTTATTGCTTCTTGGTTTAGCAAATTGAGATATGACAACACTCTTTACTGTTTGCGGTCTAGGTTTATCTAGTTTATCGTGCAGGTGCGATCTTTCAGCATTAACAACTCTTTCTCCTGTGTAATTCATGGCTCTAGCCATAATTTTATTAAAGTCTTTTTTATTTAAGTCTTTATCTAATTGCTTTCTAATATCTTTTAAGTTGTCTTTTACTGTGATTCGCATATTAAATTTGCCTTTTATAAATTTGCCCAATGACTTTTATTTTCAAACTTTAAACCATTCTCGTTGGCCACCTTTAGAATTGTCGATTTGCTTTTACCTAAAGATACAGAAACCTCGTTTAGCGATTTACCTTTATCGATTTGCCTTTTAAGATTGGAAATATCGATTTGCCTTTTATCAGTCATTAAAGATTCTCATAATATTCTATCAACTTATTAATATACCATTTTGCCTTTTCTAAATCTTGGATATTTGCATTTTTGTCTTTATGCCTGTGAATGTACTTAATCGCTGAACCTTCTAGGTAGCTAGGAAACTCTTTGCCTAGTTGTTGCTTTATGTATTCAATACATTCAAATTTGCCTTGATTGTAATGACTCGGTCTATTTACAGGGTCGTGATTTGCCTTTGTGATTTGCCTTACACTATCCCATTCTTGCGGTGTTATGTTGTCTATACTCATTTTATCTCTCCTTTTAAATAATAAATTTGCCTTTCTTTGAAAAGACCACTCTAAAAATCTATCCAACCAATTACTTTCCTTTTTCTTTTTGCTAAAGATAGCTTCCCAGTTATCTTCATATCTTTTTGTATTCTCTTTCCTTCGACCTGAGCCTTTGCCACCATGCCACTTAGTCATAACTTATCCTTTGAAAATTAACAGCCTTATCTAATTTAGATAACAACTCCTTAGCCTTCATAAAATCTTCAGGTATACATCTTAATAATTCTTCTATGCTAAATATCATCATGTCAGGCTCATCTTTGTGTATCTTTAATAAACTAGGTTTCTCATCATCAGTATCACAAACTAAAGCAGTCTTCTTATCAAAGTTAAAACATCTAGTATTAGGTTGTATTCTCATATAACCACTTTCTTCACATTTCTTATTAAGTGAATCAAAGGCTCTAGTCATCATTTCAACCATCTTAATCTTTTCTTTAACATGACCTTTGTAAAGTGCATCCTTAAACATAGATTCTGCTCTACAAAACTTAATCTCAAAATCTACACCCAACATCTTGAATATTCTTTTCCTAGAACCCCACCTCTCAAAAGATTCAGCTTCATATATTCTTAACTTCTTCAATTCACTTTCAAAAGATTCATCTAAATATGTCTTCATTGGTTTGGTCTCCAATCGTGAAATTCATAGTGGTTTGGGTTGGTTGCTTTAGAAAAGCAAACCAAACCAACCAACTTTTTGATAATTTGGGCTAAAAAACCAAACCAAAACAGACCAAAACCAAACCAAAACCAAACCATATCAAAATACCTCATTATCGAAAGATTTTGACTGGTAGCCATAGCCTTCTTTGTAATGCACTAAATCATGTGCTTTTAAATCCGCTAATCTAGTCTTTAACGTACTATCTTTAATATCCATTCTAGCTGCTAATATTGAATACTTAACCCAAACACTAATAGGGTCATTTGGCTCTTTTTCCTTCTGATATTTCTCTATAGCATCTAATGTTTCTTTTCTTGCTGATGTAAGCATCATCTCTTTAGGAGACTCTAGCGTTAGTTTCAGTACACCTGAAGTAACATTACTAAAGCCAAAGACTTCTACTTCATGGAACTTAAAGTTCATAGGTTGTATTGGTCTACCATCTTTAACAAGTGTTTGGTCTACAGATACAAGCATAGCATCATCATCACCACTTCTTTTAACCCTAAATTCATAGTCAAGTGCTGCTGGTAATACAGAACTTCCTCTTGCTCTTGCTGAAGACCCATGACCAGTATGATGTACTATCACTATAGAAGCATTAAACTCTTCTTTAAGCATGTCTACACGCTGTATAAAGGTATTCATGTCTTTAGTGCTGTTCTCATCTAATCCATAGTTTCTAGCAAGGGTGTCGATGATAATCATGCCTATACCATTGTTTTCAGCTTCTATATCTCTACAAACCTGTTGCAAGATAGCAAACTCCTCATCATCACCTATTCTTGAACCTCTATTAGATACAAGTAAAGGTTTCTTATCTAAGTTCATACTATAGAACTGCTCATAAGCCTTTATACGCCTACCAACTGCATTAGTACCCTCACCAGCAAGATAAAGTACAGTTGATGGTTTAGTATCATATCCATAGAAATCCTTGCCTGAAGCTACAGCACAACCCATAGCAATAGCTATAAATGACTTACCTGACTTTGGTGCACCAAATATAGAAGTAACAGTTCCACGTTCTATACATCTATCTACCAACCAATCAGGCTCAGTAATATTAGCCATGATTTCATTAACTGTTTGGAAATATAAACTTCCTTTTGGTCTTTTTGCTGTATTGCTTGTTATGTAATCTTCCAATGATTTAGATTCTGCAAAATAACCTGATTCATATGCATCCCATAAATCATCTTTTTCATTAAAATCTTTTGGTGGTTCAGCAATTAAAACACTACAACCATTTTGTTTTAGGTGACTAGAAATCTCATTAGCAACCTTCTTACCAGCTTCATCATTATCAGGAAATATCCAAACCTCTCTACCATAGATAGGTGACCAGTCAGCTTTTTGCCAACTATTAACACCACCATGCCATGTACAAGCATCTCCATCTTTCCTTATAGCTTCACATCCACGCAATGCTTTTTCACCTTCATTAATAATGATAGGTTTATCAGGAAAGTTATTAGTGTGATAAATAGGTAATAACCCTTCAGGTCTACGCATAGACCAAGAACCATCAGGATTCATACTGAAGGGTGCATACTTTTGTTTGATGGGATGTCCATCAGGAAACCTCATAACCCAAAAATTAGTAGAATACTGCACTTTTACTATTGCTTGAGAATGAAGTTCCCTCATTTGGACTTTTGTAAAAGACCTTGCATTGCCCTTGTTAGTGCCATTTGGGGGAGTCACACTAACGCTGAGTAAGGAGTCATTAGGCAATGCTTGGTCATAACCAAACTGTTTTAAAATTGTTGACACATCTTCATTGAGGTATTTTATTAAATCTACAACCCCACCACCAAAACCTTCTTCAAAGTTATAGAAAAGGCCTTTTTCTAGGTTTAGAACCATACTCCCATGAGTATTCCATCTCATTTCTGTAGATGAAATACTCTTAGGCTCACCTAATAGCTGCTTTGCTACTTCAGGTGCGATTCTTTGCCAATCTACGCTTGACATCTAAAATGGTATATCGTCATCGCTAAGTTCAGTCTTAGCTACCATTTCAGCTACTTTATCTGCTAGTCCCTCATTAGGAGAAACAAAACCATCATCATTATCAACTGGTGCATCAGGGTCAACATACCAATCAGGTACTTGAAAACCTCTATCACCCCACTTAACAAATTCAAATGTAAGTTCAGATGAACTACCCATACCTACTTGAATAGGTTTAGAGCCTTTGTATTCCATTACTGGTAACTTACCTACGTTTGCATCTTTCTCATGCCAAAATGTTCCTAGTATTTTATTAAAAGCACTAGATTCAGCAAAAGTAAATCTTTGCCATAACATCGCATGACCACCATCAGGCATTACCCAACATGAAAATGCTCTTTTCCAATCATCAGCGGGTTTAGGGTCTACAACACCAAACTTTGCATCCCATTGATATTCAAAGCCATCAGACTTAGTATAACGACCCCAACCTGACTTGAATGTATCAATGTCAAGTTGCAAGTATTTAAAGTCTATTGGTGTTTCTCCATTTGCAAAGAACTGTTGACCTATTGTTTTAAAGCCAAAGTAAATTTGCGGTTTCTCTTCGGAATTCGTCATTCCTCCTAAAATATCCATACTATACTCCTATGGTTTAATGTATTGTTTTATCAATACTGTTTATATAATCAGTTTCAAGTTGGGTGTAACACCTTTCCTTAAAACTTTCGTAATCCTCGTCATTAATAATGCCAAGGAATTCACATGCAACTAATATCTTGTCAAAAGACATTCTGCAATATTGTTCAAAATCTTCTTCTAGTAAATAACTATGTAAGTCCATTAGCCTTTTGTACGACTTCATCTAACCTCTCACATACTTCTGATAGTGGACACATATAGTATTGTTCCCAATTCTTTTTATACCCACTCTCCATTAGATATAGAGGTATAACGCACATTATCTTACGCCTATCATATTTATAAATTAATACTGGTATTAGGTTATCGTTAGCACTCTCAACTGCTTGATTCCACCAGTCGTTTTTAAATACATCACTTCTACCAGTGCCTTTGTATCGTTTACATTCTATTGCCAAGTTACCCCAGTAAATATCAGCCATGCCTTTGGTTTGATATTGGTCTAGGTTTCTTTTAACAGTCTCAGTGCTACCTTTAGATGCAAGATAAGTATTAATCTTTTTGCATATAACTCTTTCGAAAGCTGCACCTTTTGTTCTGCTGTTAATTGGCATCTATAAAAATCTCCTTCTTACCAGTAGCATGATAAGTAATAGTTAATGTATCTCCATCTTTAACTTCTGTATAACCAGCACCATTATTAACGTGGATATACCATTCATCTTTCTGCTTGTTCAGCTTTAATCTTTGCGTTTCAACTATATCGCTATACTGAGTCATGGTTCTTCTCAGCTTCATAAGTCACCATGCCTAGTTTAATTAGCATTTGACTAGCTTGTTCTATTGTTAAGTTGTTTTGTATTGCAAAGATTTTTATATCTTTGTGTAGCTCTTCAGGAATCCAAAGTGCTTTTTTAATTACTTCATCCATTGTTTTGACTCTCCATATTTATATTAAAATTAATTTGATAATAAAGCAAAGACTTTATTACATCTTTCTCCAAAAACCTTATACTGTTCTTAAGGGCAAAGGATAAACTCTCCATACTATACTCTAATACTCTCATTATCTTTTTTGCCCTTACCTACAACACCAAATCAATAACATTAGGACTATTGTAAATACTTAAAGGCTTACCCTTCTTGTATTCTTTATAGTCTTCTAAGTAGGCTGCCATTATTGACCAACCAAAATCCATTTGCTCTTTAGTCATCCTAAATACTTTAGATGCATAAGGATAAGTCTTCTCTTGGGCAACAAACATAAAGTCAGTTACCTTATATCCAGCAGCTTCCATGCCACGCCTATAATATGCTGCTTGTAAGTCGTATCTAAACTTTTTAACAGACTTTGCAAAGGTGTAAGGTTCAACTGATTGAGTAGTCTTGTAGTCCACTATAACTATCTCATCTTTTGAATCAGTATTATCTAAAGGTGGACATATCAAGTCAGGTCTACATTTACACAACACATCATCTTCATACCAGTAAAAGCTAGACTCAGGAACTTTGCCTTTAGCATCAAGATAAGCATTACCTTCATAAATCATCTTATCCTTCATGCCTTGTATAAGTTCTACATCAGCTTCTTTAAGCACAATAAGACCACGCTTCTCGTACTCCTCTTTAAGTTCTTTATTTGCCTTTGTGTAAGGACTACCGCTAATTACAACCACTTCCTTATCAAAGGCTTCCTGACCTTCTACAAGCAATGAATGAGCAGCAGTTCCAAACCTCATGGCTGGTGTTGTTTCTTGTTGATGCTCTAGTGCATGTAATTGTGATTCACCAAACCTTCTAATAAAACTACTGCTAACACCAACACCTGCATGATAGTCTTTGTTAGGTATATCTTTAAACACCCATGCTTTGCCACGTTGCTCAGACTGGTATTCTTTTAACTCTTCTATCATTGCACTACCCCCATAAGGTAAGCTATCTCAGTCAAAGACTCTCTAACCTTATGCTCATCATTGCCAACTTGCACTTTAGTCTCACCAGTCATAAAGTCTTTGTAATAACCTCTGACCTCTCTTTTAGGTAGGCGGATTTCTCCGCCACCTAATATATTAAATACTACTTCCATTTATCTCTCCTTTCTTGCTTCTTCTAAAACTTTGTCAACATATTTTCTTACATACTTTGGTAATATGTCTGTTTCGTTTTCAGGATATATCTCTACCCACTCACACCCCTCTTCATCTGTTATTTGTATTTCAAATAAAAAACCCTTAGTGTCCTTAAACTTTATAAAATCTTCTAAAGCATAACGCCATGCATTTAAATTATGATGCCAAGTATCTTCACCATACTTAGTGTTGATATAAAATTCATACATAAAAGTTTTATTTATTCCTATTGTCATTTATCTCTCCTTTTATCTGACTCAATCGCCATAAGTATTACCAAGCAAGATATATATCCCACTATTAACATGATTACATATTCCATTACTTCAATCTCCTCAGCCTAGCCTTCTCGTTGTTGTGTTGTCTTGTCTCCTCGTTTAATGGTGCATGTAACGCATCCAAGAAGTCTAAGGCTATCTTCCTTTGCTCTTTAGTTAGTTGAACTAGTATTTTGTAATCTGACCTTCTATACATAGGGTACTGGTAAAAACACTTATCCCTGTTTTTGTATTCCCAAAGAACTGGTTTATCTATGCCTTCTATATGGTCTTCCCAAATATAAAAAGCATCATCAAATCTTTCTGCAAATCTCTCCATTACAAAACCCCCTGAGCTTTCAGTTCTTGCTCTGCTAATTCTTCAAATGACTTACCACCCATCTGCACATCCCAATCCATAGTAGATACACCCTGAGACATTTCTACATAATCTTTGGACTTACACCAAATCTTTTCTTTAGCAAATTGCTCTTTAAGATTATTAGGTATTTCTAAAGCAATATCATAATCATCAACATCCAACATGCTGTAACAATTATCACATTCAATAGTTGCACAATCATCAACAAAGTCTCCTGCTTTGATTTGTTCCATCTGTAGCATTGCACTATATGAATAAGAACCACCACATGAGCAATCTTCTATGTGCTTGTTAAAAAATACTTCAGCACTATCTATGGAGTTATGACCCCAAGAATTAATAGTGCCTGTTACTTTGATTTTATTTTTCATTATTTACTCTCCCTTAAATTTATGCAGTCTTGCATGTGTATGATTAATAATTTCTTTAATATCATCTTCAATCCAGTTTTTAAGATATAGCCATTCTTCTTGGTTCTTAAAACTGGTTCTTGGATTTTTTAATTTATTTAGATTCTCTTGTAAATCATTGATTATTGAATTTGCTAACTTTTCTGAATGCATTACTTCCCCCTCTTTTTAGTTAGTTTTACTTCGTGACCTTGTTTAATTAACCTAGCTCTTTTTCTAGCCATGTAAAATAAGTCGCTAGTCTTGATGGCAACTACCCAGCCTAAACTAGGTAGTTTTACTTCTAAAGTGTATCTAGTCATTTGCTGCATCCTCTAAATCCATAACAACACTTGATATGGTTGTGTTTAAAAAATTATACAATTCTGTATCTCTTCTTAAACCAACACCTCTAGCATGACATTCGCCTTGTAAGCTACTAAGTATTGACCATGCTCTATGTGCATCATCAATCATTTTTCTTGTTGCTTTTTTCTTTCTCATGTTATTTAACCCCCTTTTTTTGTTGTCTTTGAATCTTCTTTATTTGCTTGTCGTATGACTTATAGTTATTAAGGTATTCCTCTCTTCTAGCTAAGTTCTCTGATGGTGTTTCACCAGCGAAAGGTCTCATATTGTTATATGCTTTTAACCAATGTGTTCTTTCTTTTTTTAAGTTTTCTAGTGTGTTCATGTTATTTAACTCCTTACTTTTATTTAACATACCACCTATTATACATACATAAATGAAAATGTATATATAAATATAGAAAATAATTAATTTATTTTAAAGGGTTCAATACTGGCACTTGGCTAAGTGTATCTAAGGTTTCTTGTAAGGAATCTATCTCTAGGCTTGGAGTTATTATCTTTTTATCAAAGGTAAAGTAGGTTTGCGAAGTAGTATTTGGTTTGAAAAGTATTCGCTTATGTTCTTGGCTAAAGAAAACGAAAGCAAGAATATCACAATGATAGTTCTTATAAATCTCTGACATTGACCTTGATGTTTCAGATGCAAAAGTGTATTTGCCTTCTTTAGACTCTCTTCTGCTTTTGACTTGGACTGTGTATTTTGCATTGGCAAATTCTACCATTAAATCTGCGGGATGTTTTTCTTGGGTTGAATAGCAAAAGTCAGCGTATTCCAATAAGAATGTTTGTACTAAGGATTCTCCTAAAGCACCAAGTCGAGAATTACTTTGGTGGTCTTCCGATGTCTTTTTTGGCATCTTTAGTACACAATGCTAGTTGTCGTGAATTGTAATTTGCCCTGTTTGGAGTTTGTATAGCATATTTGCTATCTAGTAATTCTTCTGATGCTTCTAACCACATCCCCATCTCCATTAAGGCTCTTGTTCTTCTAAAACCCATAAAACCCTTGATACCCATTTGAAATGACATATCAACACAACAAAGCTGTGCTTTTTCAGGAAAGCTACGCCAAACAGTCCAGTATTCATCAAGCTGATTCATAACTCTTTTAATATCGTTATCAAGTAGATACATAGCTTCATCTTCTGTAACACCTCTATCTTGCAAGTTTCTACCTACACCAATAGTCCATCTACCTTCACTACATTGATAAAGGGTACACATAACCCCTTCATGCCTGACTAGCATTTCTTTAACTTTATCGTACATATTATTTGTTATGGACTCCTCTGAACTTTTCTGCTGTTCTAAGTGATGACATTCCAAGTAAGGATAAAAGAATTGTAGTAAGTTGCGAAAAATCAAACTCAAGTTTTTCAAGTTGTAAATCAGTTCCGCTAACTACAGCTATCCAAGTTGCGATAGGCAAGATAATGTAATGAGTGCAAAGAGCAAACCCACAAACATATCCAATACAGGGTCTCCATGACGATACAAACCAGTTCCCGTTTTTCGCTTCTTCAGCATTAAGAGCAATTTGTGCTTTATCCAAAGATATAAGTTCTTTTTGTAAGTCATGTGATAGTTGTTCTTTTAAGTCTTTATCCTGAACAAATTTGTCCAAGACATTATTTGCCACTTCAGCGATTTTGGTTATGCTCATAAATTAAATAAGAAAATCTCTCAAGAGAATCAATAGCATTGAAATGACTATTGTTGTAAGACCGCCTTTAATCCAATTATTCAAACCAGCAATATCATCATCTAGTTTTTCAAAATGCTTAAATGCTGTAGTCCACCTTTCTGAGCATTGAATCTCATGGTTTTTAAGGTCATGTGCTACATCATTAGCGGTCTTTCTAGGCATTAGTCTTCCTCTACTACTTCCTCTTCTTTAGGTAGAGTTTTATCAAAAGCTTCAATCAATATATTCTTATGATTGTTAATCATATTATATAGATTGTAACTTCTTTGTAGCTCAGCTAGTTCTCTTCCAGCTACATTTAATTCAACAGCTAAACGGGTTTGCTCTTCGTTTAAATCTTCTGCTGTGTATTCTCTACCATTAAAATTAATTATTACGTTTTTCTCTTCACTCATATTACTCTCCAAGTATTTTATTTTTAATAACCTTTAGCCATTGTGGCTTCTTTCTTTTTATTATAAATAAAGCTACACCTATTACAATAATTAATCCTATTAAAGTATCCATATATTATTCACCTATTGTTTTTGTTTCAGTAGTTGGGTTAATCTCTTCAGCTATTTTAGAGTCTAAAGCAGATTTTAAGTTTGCTACTTCCTCTTCACCCATAATGCCTTCTACCCAACCAGTAACCACTTCATTAGTTAAGTCTGCAAAAGGTATAAAGTCAGAACCAATATCATCAAGTGATAATGATTGTGTGCCATAAACACTAGCTGTGTATGGTACTTCTTGACCATCTACCTCGTGCTTTTCACTGCTCTCAGCATTGATACGCCAATGAACGTTATATACTGTGTCGCTGTGTCCTTCGTAATCGGGATAAACATCTACTGTTTTACAGTCCCAAGTGTATGTATTTGCCATGTTATATTTCTCCTATATTGCTGCAATTATAAATGCTAAGAGTTCATTATACCTGACTCCTAACCTAGTTTTCTCTTCGCCTGTTGTTTCGTCTGTCCAAGTGCTTGATATAAACATACCATAATCACCTGCATCCAAACCTTCAGTACTAAAAGCCTGTTGTAAATCTTGTGCCATTATACCAAAATGTATTCTAGCATCATCACCTTTATCAGCTACAGCAGACTTCCATCTGTACTTTTTCAGTAATCCTTTAGCTGCAACTGCAACTCTAGTTTCTGCTTCTGATAAATCTTCTATGTCTTGTTTTTCATTTATGTCTGATGTTTGGATAGTTCCGTTGGTAGCGTATATGTCTTGGAAGCGACTGTTAACCTGTCCTAAGTCAGTATCATTGTCGCTGTCATTACCATTACTTTCACAAGGCTGTATAAAACCATCAGCCAATCGCAAACCAGACCCATTAGTACCGTCTGGAGAGTGGATATACATAGCGTTAAAGCGGTTACCAATACTTCCAACTGTTGTATTATCCTTTTGAAATCCTAAGATGCTACCATCACTTGACAATCTATTAAGCTCTAAAGGCTGACCAGCTACAGTAAATGCACCATTACCACCTGAATATGCACGAAATCCTGCAACTGTATTAGAAGGGTTAGTAGTAGCAACTAAAAAATGTCCGCTACTATCTATCCTAGCTTTCTCACTACTACCTGTTGCAAAACGAATATTGCCTGAACTAAAGTTTATAAAATCAGCAGATGATGGAGTAGGTCTAAAATAAGAAGCATACGCTTGTCCTGAAAGGTGAAGGTCTTTGAATCTTACACCTGAAGAACCTAAATTAATTGCATCATCTCTAGCAGCTCCTGTACTTGGATTTTCAGGAATAATATTGTTTGAAGCATCCCAAAAGTTAATTCCTGTATCGTTTGTTCCGATGCTTAAATCACCTGCTCTAGTACCAATAATTCCAACTGTTGAGCCATCTTTGCGGAATATTGCAATTTCGCCATCAGATGTAAGTCTGTTTAAAACACAAGTTGTATTTCCATCAGCTACAGCAGAAAAGAACCCATCATTTTCAACCTTGAAACCCGCTGTTGTATTATCGTTAGCAGTCTTACCCACCAACAGATTGCCTGATGAGTCTATTCTCATTCTTTCTGTTCCGCCAGTTTTAAATAGATGTTTTCCTGTAGATGTTTGTGCGTCATATACAGCACCATCATCGTTGTTTAAAGTGTTTTCAGTTGATATTTTTAAACCACGACCAGCTTGTCCTGAAAATACAGCGTGTGTTCCATTTAAACCACCTGCTACAGTTAATTTTGCAGAGTTATAAGCAGTATCACCAATTCCAACATATCCTGATTGAAATACAGTTGAATATCCTGAACGTGGGTTTATATTTAAGTTACCATTACTTGCATAAGCAATCGTTGCACCATTTCCATGATTAACACCAAGTCTTAATGCATCAAAATTAGTAATTCCAATTTCACCGTCAACTTCTAAATCAGAACTTGGCGAATCAGTCCCAATTCCAACATTGCCTGATGAGTTCATAGACATAATAGTTGCTTTAGAAGTGCCATCATCATTAACACTCTTGAAGTGCATTAAGCCATCATTAACCTGTGTTAAAAAGACTCTTGAATTAGCAGTTGCACCATTATCAGACATTATAA